GCCACATTTGAAATGGCGGATGGCAAGTCTCTAGATTGTTATGGAGATGACAACAAAGGTTATGAACTGCGTCATGGCAAACAAGCATTGCCCAGTCGATTCAAGAACTTGGATGATGCCGGCATGGCAGTTCGACTGTATCAAGCCCGCAAGCAACAGCAACAGCGTCCTGAACAGGATCTCAGTCAAGATTACATAGAAGAACGATAATCATGATCATCAACGATTTATTTACAAACAAAAAAACTAAAGTGTCAGAAGGCATGGCGGGACCAGTAGTGTTCCGTGGCACAGGTGCTGATGGTGGCAAATATGAAATCATCCAATCTGGTCCCAATGATTACATGATTCACGCCAACGGTCGACACATTGACACTTATGGTAGTCTACAGCGAGCCATGAGCGTGCTCAAAAATGAAGTACCAGGATTAACTAAAGGTGTGGCGGAACAAGCACCCCCTATCAACGTGCCGCCAGGCCAGCAGGCAATTACTCAACCTGATGGCAGCACACGCATATCAAAACCAGGCAGTGTGTCAAGAGCCGACTATGCAAAGAACATGGCAGCATACAAAGCACAAACCCAGACTCCTGAAAAAATAGCCGATTTTACACAAAGAATGGCATCAGGACAGGGCTACACTGACACAGAACGTCAAGCAAATTTGCAACAACAGCAACAATATTTTGGCAAATATGCAGATACCGGTGATCTTGATGAAGGTGACGGTTTTGACGATATTACCACTTTTTCTGACATGCGCACAACTGACCGGGGAGGAAAAACCAATCAAACATATACCAGCACAACCATTGCGAAAAATCCCACAACTGGGCAACAACAATCATTGGGCCGGTGGGATCATACTGATCCCAAAACAGGAAAAAATTATTCAGGTACTAGCTACATTGATCCACAAGGCAATGCTGACGTACAAAAGAACTATAAAGAAAGTAAAAAAACCAAGGTAGACGAAGTCAGCCTAGGCGACTATCGTAAAAAGGCCACTGTGAACAAAGCCATGGCTCAGACAGATCGATTCTTTGGCCGTGACGATCCTGCAGCGGTTGCGGCAGCTGATCGAACCATTGCCAAAAGAGAACGCGGCCTTGGCAGAGCAGATGCTAGAAGCAGACCATATACCGCACCGCCTGTGGACCAGGACAAACAACGCCGAGACCTGGCAGACAAATATCCCAACATTGATGAATTGGTACGCCAAGCAGAACTGCGCAGAGATCCACAATACGATCGTGCAGATGGACAGGCCTACTATGATGGACGTGACGCGGAACAAAACTATCATAAACTCAAACAAATCCAACGCATGATACGCGGTGCAGAACTGGACGAAATGAACTTTGGCGGTGTGAGCCAGGCCACAGATTCAGCCACGGGTGATGTGACCACAAATTTCAATCAAGGTCCGTTGTCTGTGTCGCAGACCAAGACACCAGGTGGCTACACAAAACAAACTGACCAACAATTCAACCTGGGCACAGCAACACTGGGCGCACGAACTGTTGGTCCCAACATTGGCGCAGGTCAGTTGGCCGGCACCACAACCAAAACTGCCACCAACAACATGACCGGACAAGCCAAACAACAAGTCAAAGGAGTTGGCTTTGGTGGTGCGTCAGGTGCCACGGTGGGCAAAAATTACGTTGGCTCCAGTGACGATGAATTGGCCAAATTGGCTGCTGACAGCGCAACAGGAATCAATGAAGAACCCAATCAGGCCACAGTGAATGTGCCAGGTGCAAGTTTCACAACCGACAAAAGCACAAACACTTTGTCGGGCACAACCAGTGTTGGCGGGACAACTCTCAGTGCAACAAAAAATATGACACCAGGCGGTGGTGGCTCAGTTTCCGCAAGCATGCAGGCAGCTCCAAACTTGAACATGACGGCCACACAAAAATCAGCCAATTATAACAAAGGGCAATTGGCAGGAACCAAGTCAGTCTCAGCCAACTATACTGATACCACAGGTGCATTGGGCAAGCCTGGACAACAGCACACTGCAACCAGAACAACAGGTGTTGGGTTTGGTGGTGCGTCGGGTGCCAATGTGGGCAAGAACTACGTGGATCAATACAGCGTTAATGAAAGCGCGGAACGTATGCAACATCTGGCCGGCATCAAACAATCACGTGTATGAACAAATACGTGGCCACTGTGCTAGTCAAGGGACAGATTGTAAGGACTGCGGTTTTCGCTGAAAATCCAATGCATGCCCGATTGATTTTGGAATTCCAATTTGGCATAGGCAACGTGGTCAGTTCTCCTTCCATGGCAAACTAAGGCCAGGATAGTAGAGCTGACACAAACCAACACACCTACCTTAGGACCGTGTGGCCCGGCTGCTGGGCAAGCAAAGCGATTCGCTACCGTGATGCTTGAAGTGAGCAAATTTCTTTTGACAAAACCAAAATCTGTGTTATACTAGTGTTTTAGGAGTACACATGGATACCAAAACATTCAACGGCGATCAAAAGATCAAACTTACCCAAATCATCAACGAAGGCATGCAGGTCATGCACGAAATTGATACCTTGCAAGGTGGCCTGACCGACACCATCAAGGCCATTGCAGAAGAATTAGAAATCAAACCGGCTGTGTTGAAAAAAGCCATCAGAGTGGCACACAAGGCCGAATTTGGCAAAACCAAACAAGATCAAGAGCTGTTGGAAACAATTCTCGAAACAGTGGGCAAGACATTATAAATATTGCTTTCAACAGCAACGAATCGTTCACGACACGAACATGTAACAAGGCTATACCGGCCACAAACGGAGACTAATGAGTTATATTGACGCACTATTTGATCGTGAGCACGATCGCATTCACGTGGTAGAACGCCGCGATGGCAAACGGCAGTACCGAGAGTATCCTGCCAATTATGTTTTTTACTACGATGACGCCCGAGGCAAGTTTCAAAGCATCTACGGCACACCTGTGTCAAGATTCAGCACACGCAACAACAAAGAGTTCCGCAAGGAAGTTCGAGCACAAAGCGGTCGACAAATCTACGAATCGGACATAAATCCCATATTCCGTTGTTTTGAAGAAAACTACAAAGACCAAGACGCACCTGTACTACACACAGCATTTTTTGACATTGAAGTTGCGTTCGATTCAGTGCGTGGCTTCTCTCCTGTGACAGATCCTTTCAATCCCATCACTGCCATATCGGTATATCTGAATTGGTTGGAGCAACTGGTCACACTGGTGGTGGCACCACGCCACATGAGTGCAGAGACTGCTCGTGAGATCTGTGCAGAATTTGAAAACACTGTGCTGTGTGAGTCTGAGTCAGAGATGTTGAAGATGTTTCTGGATCTCATAGAAGATGCAGACATCTTGAGTGGTTGGAACTCGGAAGGCTATGACATACCCTACACAGTGAATCGTATCACTCGAGTGCTCAGCAAAGACGACACTCGACGTTTTTGTTTGTGGGGACAGTTTCCCAAGAAGCGTGTGTTTGAACGCTTTGGTGCCGAGAATGAAACCTATGACTTGGTGGGCCGTGTGCATATGGACTATATGCAACTGTATCGCAAGTACACTTATGAAGAGCGCCATTCATACAGCCTGGATGCCATTGCTGAGTACGAACTGGGTGAGCGCAAGACACAGTTTGAAGGCACACTGGATCAACTGTACAATCAACATTTTAAGACCTTTATTGAATACAACCGGCAAGATACCTTGCTGTTGGACAAACTGGACAAGAAATTACGCTTCTTAGAACTGGCCAGCGAACTGGCACATGCCAACACAGTGCTGTTGGCCACCACAATGGGTGCTGTGGCTGTGACTGAACAGGCCATCATCAACGAAGCACACGAACGTGGTATGGTTGTGCCCAATCGACAACAACGACTCACCGACGAGGACACACAGGCTGCTGGTGCTTATGTGGCATATCCCAAGAAAGGATTGCATGAGTGGATTGGGTCAGTTGACATCAACAGTCTATATCCGTCAGCAATTCGTGCCTTGAACATGGGCCCAGAAACCATTATAGGTCAACTGCGACCGGTGATGACTGATAGGTACATCAAGGACAAAATGGCCCGAGGTGATTCATTTGCGGCTGCATGGGAAGGCGTGTTTGCAAGTCTAGAATACACAGCAGTGATGGAACAGCAACGTGGCACAGAGATCACCATTGACTGGCAGTCAGGTGAAGAGACTGTACACTCGGGCGCTGAAATTTGGTACATGTTGTTTGACTCCAATCAGCCGTGGGTGTTGAGTGCCAATGGCACAATATTCACATACGAAAAGAAAGGCGTTATTCCTGGCTTGCTGGAACGCTGGTATGCTGAACGCAAAGACATGCAGGCCAAAAAGAAAGACGCCCGGGATGCCAAAGAGATTGCTTTCTGGGACAAACGTCAATTGGTCAAGAAAATTAATTTGAATAGTTTGTATGGTGCTATTTTGAATCCAGGCTGCAGATTTTTTGACAAGCGCATTGGCCAATCGACTACCTTGACTGGACGCAGTATTGCCAAACACATGGATGCATATCTAAATGAGTGCATCACTGGTGAATATGACCATGTGGGCCGAGCAGTTATCTATGGCGACACAGACAGTTGTTATTTTTCAGCATGGCCGGTGCTCCGACAAGAAGTTGCCGAAGGTCGCATGGCATGGTCAAAAGAAATCTGTATCCAGTTATATGATAGCATCGCTGACCAAGTGAATGATTCCTTCCCAGCGTTTATGGAACGTGCGTTCCACTGCCCCAGAGACATGGGAGATTTGATCAAGGCCGGTCGTGAAACAGTGGCAGACCGTGGCCTGTTTATCACCAAAAAACGTTATGCTGTCAACGCTATTGACATTGAAAACAAACGACTGGATGTCAACGGCTCAATTGGCAAGACCAAGGCCACCGGTTTGGATTTGAAACGTAGTGACACCCCCAAAGTTATTCAAGACTTCTTGCTAGAAATTCTAAATAAAGTGCTGGCTGGTGCCGAACGTGATGAAATCATTGAACGTGTGCGTGAGTTCAAGTATGAATTCAAAGAGCGGCCAGGCTGGGAAAAAGGCTCACCCAAGCGTGTGAACAACTTGACCAAGTACGGCAAGGAAGAAGAACGCCTGGGCAAAGCCAACATGCCCGGGCATGTACGTGCAGCTTTGAACTGGAACAACTTGAGACGAATGAATTCAGACAACTACAGTATGCAGGTGGTCGACGGTATGAAAACCATTGTGTGCAAACTCAGAAGCAATGCGCTAGGCTGGACATCTATTGGTTATCCCACAGACGAAATGCATTTGCCGCAGTGGTTCAAGGACTTGCCTTTTGACGACACAGAAATGGAAGCCACTGTGGTGGATCAAAAGATTGACAACCTGTTGGGCGTGTTGGACTGGGACCTGGCTGCGGCCACCAACACAGAAAACACATTTACTTCATTATTTTCTTTCGAATGAAACTGAGCGAACTTGTTGGATACTTGAATTTGTTGGACAGCAATGAACTTGCTCCTGACTATCATGCGGCTGTCAAAAAGTTTCACGAAATAGGCCATGTGGTAGCAAATCATGCTGTGCAAATTGACGAGTACGGCAGTGCATTTGCTGAAAAGATCAACAATATCTCTCGTGAGTTTCAACATGCACAAACTGCCTTGGACGAGCTCAAAGCCAATGTGCGTGAACAAATCTCTGCACTTGAACCTGCGCAATACCAGGCCAGTCAACGACTGTATGAAGAAGAAATGTGCTACGAAACCAACGAGTACATTTTGAATCGTCGACTCAGCATTGACGCAGACAGCCGACTGTTGCTCACAGGGCGACTTCTACAGTACACAGACTGGCGACTGCCCGGCTTGATCATGCGCCCCGGACGAGAAAAGTTTATTGAAGACCTAGTGCCACTGGATCCATTGTATCTAGTAGATCAGCACGAGGAGTTATTAACTCCTGCAGTACAAGCATTTACTCCAGAATATCAACGCAGACTGAGACCATATGTGATCAACGACTACGAGTATACCGATGCACTGTGGCAATTGCCTGTGAATCAATACGGACTGATATTTGCCTACAACTACTTCAACTACAAACCCATGAAGGTGGTGCGTCAATATCTGGACAGTATGTTTGCACGATTAAGACCAGGCGGGGTGGCCATATTCACATTTAACGATTGTGATTGGGCACATGGTGTGGCTCTGGCGGAAAAGAGTTTTATGTGCTATACACCTGGAAGAGAAATACAAGCCCACTGCAATCAAGTTGGGTTTGAAATCCTTGCTGTGAATCGTGGGCAAGGTGACATTGCTTGGATGGAGATCCGCAGACCTGGCGAAATTGAATCCCTTAGAGGCGGTCAGAGCCTGGCCAAAATAGTTGCACACGAGTAAAAAAATCTATATAATCATACAACATAGGAGTAAGCATGAGAGATTATCTTAAAGACTTGGTAGAACACACACACGATCTTGGCTGCATTGACTTGATCAAGATCACGGGCGATGACAAAAGCACAGCCATTGTGGGTGTGGCAGAAGACTTGTCAGTGGTATTAGAAGGCGAATTCAAAAACCCACACCCAGATTTTATTGGCACATTTGGCATGCCCAACTTGAACAAATTGAAAATCTTGTTGAACTTGCAAGAGTACAAAGAAAATGCCAAGCTCAAATTGACCAAAAAAGCCACAGGCGCACCTGATGGTATTGAGTTTGAAAATGCTGGAGGAGACTTCCGCAACACATATCGTTTCATGGCAGCAGAGATTGTGAACGACAAACTCAAAACACCCAAGTTCAAAGGTGTCACCTGGCACATTGAATTTGAACCCACTGTGGCTGCCATCCAGCGACTGCGTATGCAGGCACAGGCCAATGCGGAAGAGCCTAACTTTCAAGCCCGGACTGAAAACGGCGATTTGAAGTTTTTCTTTGGTGATCACTCAACACACGCTGGTAACTTTGTGTTTCATTCAGGTGTAAATGGTCAATTGAAACGTGCCTGGTCATGGCCGGCCTCACAGTTCATGGCCATCATGGCCCTGACTGGTGACAAGACTATTCGCATTAGTGATGATGGTGCTGCCAAGATCACAGTAGATTCAGGTGTGGCTGTTTACAACTACATCTTGCCTGCACAAAGCAAGTAATGACAGAAACACATCTACGCACGTTTGTTAGACTGGCAGCATGGAGATTGGTAGCACTGACACTTACAGCATTTTGGACTGGACTGGGAGATGCAGTTGTTATTCATATTGTACTAGCAGTAGGTCAATACATTTATGAACGTGTGTGGTTGAAATTTGATTGGGGAAAAATTGCAGGATAACTTAACCGCTAAACAACTTGATTACGCTGTGTTCTTACCAGCCATATCAGGTTTCTATGCCACATTTGTGGGCAAACAACGCAACGAACCATATGTGGATCCTGCACGTTTTCCGCAAGGACTGACAGACATGGAACAGATGAACTGGCTCAACAGTCAGAAAGCCATGTTTCCCTACAAGTGGTCATTGTACTCAGGTGGTCATGCCAACTTAGATTTGACCAAACAAGACTGGTCAGAAGACATGGTTCGCAATCGTGAGCCTGGTACATTCATGCTGGGAGACTCGGGTGGATTCCAGATTGCCAAAGGCCTGTGGGAAGGCGATTGGAAAGCCAATTCGGGTTGTGCCAAAGCAGAAAAGAAACGTAGTAGTATTTTGAAGTGGCTGGATACCATCAGTGACTATGGCATGATTCTTGATATCCCTACCTGGGTTATTCATGACAAGAAAGCCAGCAAGGCTTGTGGCATCCGAACACTGGAAGAAGCAGTGGATGCCACCAAGTACAACAATGATTATTTCATGAAGAACCGTAAAGGCAAGAACAATGGTGGTGCCAAGTTTCTAAACGTATTGCAAGGCGACAATCATACTTCAGCAGAAACATGGTATCAAACCATGAAAGAATATTGTGATCCTGTGAAGTATCCTGACACACACTTTGATGGCTGGGCCATGGGTGGACAAAACATGTGTGATGTGCATTTGGTATTGCGTAGATTGATTGCACTGAAATATGATGGATTGTTACAAGAAGGCACACACGACTGGATGCACTTCTTGGGTACAAGCAAGTTGGAATGGGCTGTGCTACTCACCGTGATTCAAAGGGCAGTTAGAAAATACGCTAATCCCGCATTCTCTATCTCCTTTGATTGTGCCAGCCCATTCCTCGCCACAGCCAATGGACAGGTATACTTTGAGAATGTTTTTGAACATGATTCAAAATGGTCGTATCGCATGGCACCGTCAGCAGACGACAAGAAGTATGCCGCGGACACACGCAAGTGGTCAGATGGTGTTGTGGCAGATGGTATCTATCCACGCTGGGAAGACAGTCCACTAAGTGACATGCTCAAGATGAAAGACATTTGCATTTACAAGGCAGGTACACCCAAACCTGGTGTGACACTTACAGAAGAAAACTTCCGAGACCCCGACTTGTATGATGTGTTGCCAGACATGAACAAAAATGGCAAATGGGGCAAAACATCATGGGACAGTTTTAGTTATGCCCTGCTGATGGGCCATAATGTTTGGATGCACTTGACTGCTGTGCAAGAAGCCAACAGACGCTTTGATGCTGGTGAACATCCTGCCATGATGCGCCGTAGTACAGGCGACTATGCCAAGTTTGAAGACATTGTGGAAGCCATATTTGCCGCACCTACACGGGCGGAGTCTGATGCCATCATTGAATACTATAGTGACTACTGGATGGAGATTGTGGGCACACGTGGTTTTAAAGGCAAGAAGGCCATGAATGCACGTACTCAGTTCACTGCACTGTTTGAATACGAACAAACTGAACAAGAAGATTTTGATTCTAGCAAACTTGATAAATTAGAGGCCACAGTATGAAACGTGAAGGACATGCCAACGTTGACTTTTTCAAAGGTGTAGAAGTAGAACGCACTCCTGCCTTTGGAAAGAAAACATTGTTTGTCGTGGGTATCCAACCCATTGATTCAATCATCGCACACATACATGGCGAAGAGCACATATTCTTTGGTGCCAACCACAGTTTCGATCCCAAGTCGCCTGAAGAGTGGCGCAAGTGGGAAAGCATGATCACATACTTTTTGGCACGTGGTTACCTTTGCACACTGGACATTCCCATTTCAGCAGTGGAAGAATTCAATGAAGGCGGCTTGTGTGACTACCGCAACTTCATTCCGCAGATTCGAGTAAGTGTGCCGTATACAAAACTGTGGAATTATAATACAATGTTAAAAATAGATGACAAGGACTTTGACGCTACCAATCCCGGCGTCTGGTGCCACAGTCTAC